GCTTTGGTGAGTGCCATGTTCTATACCTCAGACAGCATAAGTGACGGTGTTGAATGTCGGGTTGCGACCGAAAACGCCGCCGTTGCTTTTGATTGTCATAGTATTACCTCACCACTACTTCGATGGCCGCATTAAGCGGCGGGGCTTCGGAAAAGGTCAGCGTCGTACCTGACACGGTGTACGTGTTCTTGTGCTGATAGACTCCGTCGATATGGATGTCGGTCAGCGTACCGAAACCCAACGCCGAAGAAAGCGTATATGCTACTGTAGACCCGTTCCCAGTAAAATTATTTACTGCTGGCGCACGCAATTCCTGCAACGCCGCCTCAACGTTCGTCCCGGTGTAGTACCCACCGGCATCGGCGATGCTGATTTCTGCAGCTTGGTCGTGCTCATCCACGAGGTCTGTTACCGAGGCGGCGTTGACCCGCATCTCAAGCAGCGCACCAGACGCAAAGCTGGCAGCCGACGAGCCGTCCTGCGCACGCACCACAGTCATGGAGTTACTAGCCCGGGCCGTGACCTTAATGATTTCGGTCGTGCCACCAGACGACACCAATGTGGCGTAGAAGTAATCGCTCGCGCCTAGCGAGGGAAACTTGCTGCCGTCAGCCACCACGATGCCGGTGTCAGATGCAGAGATTGCCGTGGCGAGCGTGCTGGAGGCATTGTTCTTTAGGATGACTGGCATGGCGCCCTCACAGCAGAAGGAAGTCGATGGAGTCGAGATACTCTTGCGCGTTGCTCGCAAGAACCCGAAGCTCGAAGCGGCTATTAGCCGCGAAAGGAACCGCCAGAGTGCCGTCCTGTCCTCTCACCACGGTCATGGTGTCGTCGGTACGGGCCGTGACCTTGACGATCTCGAAGTTGTTATTGGTGTCCTGCAGGGTCGCCTTGAAGTAGTCGCTCGCACCAAGCGTAGGGAACAGGGCGCCCGCGCCCGAAGCTACGACGATGGTTGTAGCCGTGCTGCTGAGCAGCCCCACCGTGGTGGTCGTTGCGTTGTTGCTGAACTTGGGCGTTGCCATTGTCTACCTCACGCAAACTTAGGGGCGGAGGCGACCATCGTCCCCCGATAGTTACCAAGGTTGGCACGGGCCCGACGCTCAGTGAGCGTGAATAGCCCCTGCTTTGCGTGGTACGACGCCAACTCTCTGTCGCTCCAAGCTACACCCGGCATGACAAGCAGATGCTGCAACGTCGAGTGCACAATCACTTCTTCGAGGTCGTTGAAGATCGTAAGGTCCATGCCGGCCGCAGTGCGTGTCGGCTTCAATGCGTAGAACATACGCATAGCATATGGCTTCTCGTCATCCGGCAGCGGCAGGAGGATATACTTGTCCGGCGTGAGCTGGGTCACAGCCCGCGGCTCGGATGCCAAAGCAACCACCGCCTCGGGCAGCACAAACGGCTCGTTGTCGTTGAACAGGTTCTCGTTGTAGTCGAAGGTGTTGTATGAGCCGGGCGGTGTCAGGCTCCAGAGTACAGACGGGTTCTCGCCACTGTAGAGGTCGGCCCACTCAGGGTATTGATACAGCGCCTGCTCCAGCGTCAGCTTGTGCATTGGGCGGTCATTGACCAGCGCGTCGAACAAGACATGGACCTCAGTGTCCACAGGCTTGTCGTAAACGTACTCGTGCACTCCCGGGAGCAGGTTGAACCGCGGCTGGGTGTAACGCCATGCGAGCGTGCGCTCGCAGACCCGGATCGCTGCGTCGCGGATGTGTTGGATCGCCAAGGGCTGAGGGCACCCGGGCACGTTGGGCAGGACCTTAGGCAGGAGGTCAGTGAACGCGCGAGTTGGCATCAGATCACCTCACCCTTATCCATACCGGCGTTCTTCGTGTCGGTCACTTTGCGGCCCTGCAGAGTTGCGCCGAGCTGCTGGGTGAAGCTGTCGTAGAACAGCTTGGCCCGGCCGGAGTCCACATGCTCATCGTCAATCGACTGGGCCAAGAACACGGTGCCGTCCACGATGACAGGAAAGTACACGTCCGAGATCACCGAGATCGTGTCACCAAGCGCGTAGTCCACCGGGCTCTTGGCGTACTCCCCGACGAGCACAACCCCAGCTGCAGGGCGGGGGTAGAGGAAGTACCGATCCGGGTTCTTGACGTGCCGCATGAAGTTAACTGGCGTGCCGGAGGTTTCCGTCATCCAATTGGGGTAGTTCCGGTTCATCGTCTCCCGGTCAACCTCGTTGATCGCCGCGCCGTTCTTGACTTGGAAGATGTCGAGGAGGCGGATGGCATCAACAGGCAGTGACTGAACCGCAGAGTCCGCGGTGGTCGGGATGTCAACGATGTCGGAGAACAAGTCAGGCCGCAGGATGGCCATGCGCTTGAGCGTCTGGTTGACATAACCAAGCATGACCGCATCGCTGTAGCGAAACGGAGCGAGCGTATCTTGGACGATACGCCGAACTTCGGTTATGACCTCCGCTGGTGTCATTCAGGCAAGCCCCTTGATGCGTCCGCCGACAACTCGGGCGAAGTATACACAGGTGGCTCGGGGATGTCATCAGTTGAAAGTTCGATTCGCTTGGTGCGGCGCTTGGCCTTCTCAACCACCGAGGCCGGCGCAAAACGCTCCGGGTATGCTTCCTCCTCGGTCACTTCTTCGCACTTGGGGTGCCGGGCTAGGATTTCGTTCCACTCGTAGATGAAGCCATCAGCCTTGTTCCGTAGGTACCGCATTATTTCTTACTCCCTGTTTTGGTCACACCTTTGATGGTGCCTTTGTTTTCGGCAGCGTAGAATACGCTCGTGCCCTTCTTCTTGCCGTACTGCTGTTGCATAGCAGTCTTGATCTTCTTACCCTTGGCGTTCAGTGGCATGTCACGTCCTCTTGCCTGATGGTTTGACCGGCCACGACTTACGCGCTGGGCCCGTCTTCTTGGTCGCCATGGTGCGCTTCTCTGTCGCGCTCATCTTTGCAGCAGCGGCGGCGGGACGACAAGCCGGATAGGCACGCGAGGACTTCTCAGACCCGGAGCGACCGCACTCCTTGCCGGTCTTGACGTCAACCCACTTCTCACCAAACCACTTGCCCAGACCGCCCTTGCTCATTTCTTCACCCGATTGTCCGGGCCGCTCCACCCACCGCCGCGCTTCTTGTACTCCTTGGCAGCCCACGCGTTGGCGTAGGCAGAGGGGTACACGTCGAACTTGGCCTTAGCCGCGGCTTTGACCTTGGACCAGAGTGCGGGGTTGGTGGGTTTGGGGCTCGCCATTACCACTTCACCTTATGCGACCAGTACCGAGCCGACAGTTTGTCTGGACTGGCATCTTGTGCGTTGTGTCGGGCATAGTACGACTTCTTCCGAGCTTTGTCTTTCTCGCTCGTCGGATTCTTTCCGGCACCCGTGACGCCTTGCTGTCCAAACCGGATCGTCTTGATCTGGTCGCCGCTTTTAGCCACAACGACGTGGCTCTTGGTGGGATGGCTGGGCGTGCGTTTCGGCTGATTGAATCCGCTCACACCAGCGCGCTCAAGACGAGGGTCTTTGGCCATTACGCGATCCTTTCAGCGGCAACGATGGCAGAGGGGATAGCCGGTACGGCGGGCGGGCCCGCGGCAGCAGCAGTGTGGTCGAGGGTCACTGCGACGTTTTCTGGGAGCCAGAGAACCTGTACGTACTGTCCTGCGGTCACGGTGACGTAGAAGATGATCTGGAAGAAAGTGTTACCGCCATCGGCAGCCTTGGGCACCGTCACCTTAGTCGCCGACCGATCTATGTTGGTGCCGTTCAGGGCCAGCCACACAGTGGTGTCGTGGTCATTGCTGTCAGAGTTTGACAACTGCAAGTTTGGAGCGACCATGTAGGTACCAGCCGCGGCGAAGGTCAAGCGCGTTAGATTGGTCCCGTCAGTGACCATGGTAATGCCGGCGCCAGCCACTTCGGTCGTGCCGAACTTAACTGGCGTGGCTGCGGTCGTGCTGCCCGTCTGATCCGTGACGTCAGAGAAGGACGCGAAGGCCCGGCCGGTAATCGTGGCGTAAGGCACCTTACCACTGAGCACGTCGATGTTGGTGACGTTCACCTCACCGGTGCCCTTGGGCGTGATGTTGATGTCAATGTTGGTGTCGGTGCCGTCTGCGGCCAACGTGTTGCCGTTCAGATTAACCCCGGCCGCGGCTGCACCAGTGGCCAGCGTCGTCGATTCGACCAGCGTCATGCCGGAGAAGCTACCCGAGAAGACCACACCGGAGACCGTGCCGCCTGTGATAGCGACCGCGTTCGCGTTCTGCGTGGCCATGGTGCCGAGGCCGAGGTTGGTCCGTGCACCCGAAGCATCCGAGGCGCCGGTGCCGCCGTCTGCGATGGCGAGGTCCGTGATCCCTGCGATGGTGCCGCCGGTGATGGCTGCCTTAGCGATGGCGACAGAACCGGTCCCGTTAGGGGCCAGCGTGAGATTGCCGTTTGTGTCGAGCGTGCGGATCGTGTTGCCGTCCAGCTGGACGTTGTCCACCGAGGCAGAGCCGGTCCCGACCTTGAGCGCCGTGCCCACACCAGTCCCGCTGTAGACCGTTTTTTCCGCAGCCTCAGGACCGCCGTCCACGTGCAGCAGCTGGCTGTACGTGTCCTTGATCTTTTGCGTCGTCAGGTTGGTGGCCATGGTGGTTGGTCCTTAGATCGCTGCGATAATGAAGGCCAAGAGTTCTTCATAGCGAACACCAAGCCGGGTTTTTTCTTCGCCGGTTTCCTCGTCCGTCCATGTGTCAGAGCAGAAGATACCATATTGGTTAACGTCAAGGCCGTTTGCCTCGAAGACATCCTGAACCTCCTGAGCGATGACTCCGACGTGAATGCGGGCTGCATCTCCTTTAGCCGACACAGCATCTCTAAACTTGAACTTACGTACAAGCCCTTTCAAGGCTGAGGCAACACGCAGTTCAGCTTCATTCAGGGACTCAATGTCCTGCTTCTCGTTACGGTCTGACGTATTGATCGTTCCAGTCCCTGCAAACACCGTGGCCCATCTGAAAGAAGCCGTCCCGAGGTTGTAAATATTGTCCCCTCCGGGCCGAGTGGCAGTCGTGCTATCAACGACAAGCAATGCCGTGGCACCAGCCGTTGATACTTGGAACCTGCTCGCTGACGGTGATCCGATCAAGCAGCCACTCGTTGCTTCGTTGTACTGCAGTTGCACACAGTACGGCTGGCTGTCCCCGTAAAAGGCAGATAGGCCGTTCTTAGCTTTGATAGTCGTAGAAACCTCAACCGCGTCTTTAATCTGGCGGAGGTTGTTTTCGTCAATCTCGCCACTCCAAGTGCCAAGGGCCGAGTAATCCGCAAGAATCGTCCCAGCTTCGGAGACGTTTCCCTGAACGAAAGCATTGACATTTGTGGTGTGGGCACCGTTGTCGAATAAAAATTCATCGACGTTGATACCAGCATTCATTGTATTATTGGCAACGACAAAGCTTTCCAGCCCCGAAATGTTGACGACATGACCGGTTGCCGTGCCGCCAGCACGATCATAGGTTACCCCTCCGACAACCGATTTGGTCGAGAAGTAGTTGCCCGTCACAAATGAGCTTTTGCAAACAGTACCACCACACGCAATGTGGATAGCGTCATATACTGGATGCACAGCAGTAAAGTGGTTCTGATTTGCATAAATTGCAGTAACGTCTTCGATGTAAACGTGGTCACACGTACCGGGCTGCACTGTTTCGATAGCGGCAGCTTCGTCGTAGAGTTGACCATGAATTAAGTTATTCGTGAGCCAGATGTCTGCATAACTAATAGCAGAGGACGCTGGAGAAATTATGGTGGACCGCTGCAAGTTGATCGGCGGGTTCTCGAACCGATAGAACATGTTCCCGTCGATCCAAATGTTGTTGATGTTGGAGGCAGTCCCCAACTGGTTTTCCATCTTAATCGCGCTGCGGTCTGTCGCTGCGTCACCCATACCGACAAAACGGCACTGACGAATGTGGCTCTCCCGAAGGAGATGCGGCACATAAATTGCGTTCATTTTCAGATTGCGGAACATCACCCGCTCGACCTTGCAGCCTTCCATGTGACGGGTAAAGGCCGCATCAAATGTCACAGCGTCAAATTTGATGCAGTCACCAACTGCGCTGGCCTGACCTGTTCCCGTCTTGCCGCGAAACTCAAGATCAGAAATCTCAATCTTATCGCTGGCGACGATGAAGCAGGAATTTCCAGTCATCGGGAAGATGAAGGTCTGCCCCATGCCTTCGCCAACAACACGCTGGCCAACGGTGCTAAAGGTCACAGTGGAAACGCGATAGTTGCCCTTCGGGATGAACACCGTTTTACCAGTGTTGGCAGCAGCTTGGAATGCGGCAGCGTTATCGGTTCCAGTGGTGGGATCGACGCCATCAGAAACGGCACCAAAGTCCATGACGGAAACGTAGTCCTGCAACCGGCTCTGCACAGTGCGAGTCACCGCGCTGGTGCCACCTTGGCTATAGTTCACGGTGTTACCAGTCAACGCGATAGTCTTGTTCGAGAAGACCTGCACATCGGCTTGCATCCCCTCAGCCAGCTGTGAGCGCGAGATGCGCTTGGTCTCACTGGCCGTTGCGTCGAAGATCACGAGATCGTCGTTATTGGCGCTGTTTGCGCCGGAGAGAGCCGTGAGGTCTGTGATCCGCTTGCCGGGCATGGGCGTGTCCTCTTGTGAGTGTAGCGAGGCCCCGAAGGGCCTCGCAGTTATTAGACAAGGACGTAATCGAAGATCACGTCGATGTGCGTTGCAGTCGTCACGTTGCTGCCAGTCTTGCCTACGGTGACGGCCGTACCCGCGTCGTTTGCGGTGTAAGACGCACCATCTGCGAGGACAGCCGCACCAGTACCACCATCGGTCAGCACCGTGCTCTGCGTCAGGTTAGCCTGAGCAAAGGCAACGAGCTTACGTCCGGTGGACAGCGTGCCGAGTACATCCACTGTGGTCACAGCGCCAGCAGCACCGCCAACGGCGATGGCTTTGCAAGTCACCATGCGGATGGACTTGCCGGCAACAGCTGCAACGAGCGTGGCACCAGCGTTGATTTCAGCGATCGTAAACCGCTGACGCACGTTCTGGACCATGCCGGTAATCGACACAGTACCCGTTACGGTCAGCGTCTGCAGAGTTGCATTGCCGCTGTTGATCCGCACGTTGTCCTGCGAGATACCTGTATAGACACCCATTTTCAGTCTCCTTTTGTTGGGAGATGGGGGCCGAAGCCCCCACCATTAGGCCGACGGAATGGTGCCGAGGTCAGCGCCCATGTTGACCACCGCCAGCGAAACCTTGACGCGAGCTACGTCAATGGAGTTGCTGTTGATCGTCAGCAGGACGTTGGTGGCGGCGGTTGCGTAGTAGGCCGCAGCATCGGCGTAGCCGCCGGTGGCACCAACCGTACCGTTCAGGTCGAAACCGTCGACCCAAAAGTCGACAGTGCCGCCGCCGATGCCGACGTCGATGTTACCCGCTGCGCCCTCTGCCTTCTCCAGCGTCGCAACGCCGGACAAAACAAACGCGCCCTTCGGGAGCACACCAATGACCAGTGTGTCAGTGGCAGCCAGCGCAGCTACGCCAGCAGCGGTACGGGCAGCCGCGATCTTAGCAAAATCGAGTTCGATTTCGGTGACGCTAACGCGGTCTGCGCCGTTGGCGGTGAAGCCAGCCGAGTTCTTGTAGAACCCGAGAGAGTCAGTGTAAGCAACCATGATCTGGTCTCCTTATGCGAACTGGACGACGGCTTGCGCCAGCGCCTCGGGTTTCACAACCTTGTAGCCGTACACCTGCAGGCCGCGCACGATGTTGCCGAAGGTGGACTGGGCACGGAGAGTTTCCATCTCAGTCATCTGCGACGCGAAGGTGAAGCCCATCTTGTGACCGGCGATGATCGAAGTCTTGCCGGACGAGACGTTCAGGTTGTGCGACACGTAGAGGGTGAAGCGGTCGATCATGCCGAGACGGCCGTTGCGGACCGGGCTGGTGCTGTCGCCGGTCAGCGAAGCATCCTTGAGTTCGGACTTCTTGATGAGACCAGCCATGCGGGCCGGGATCACAAGGTAGCGGTCCGACTCCGGCACGTTGGCCTCGTCGAGCACGGTGCCCATGTCAACGATCAGGTCGACAACCGGAGTGGTGGCCGATGCGCCGTCCTTGGTCACGGTCAGCGGCGAGCCGGTCGTGCCGAGGTTGAACGCTGCCGACTGCTGACCAGCAGTGGCACCCTTGTTGGCTGCGGCGAT